GGTGAACAGCTCATCTCGCAGGTTGAAGTTGAAATTGGTGGCCAGCGCATCGATCGTCAATTCGGCGACTGGATGCACATCTGGAATCAGCTAACCCTCTCCAAAGAACAGGAGAAAGGTTACTACAAAATGGTTGGCAACACTACCCAGCTAACATACATCACCGACCCCAACTTCGCCCCCGTTGATGGTCCTTGCGATTCGTCTGGCCCACGCCAGGTCTGCGCTCCCCGCAATGCGCTCCCAGAATCTTTCTTATACATTCCCCTTCAGTTCTGGTTCTGCCGTAACCCTGGTCTTGCGCTTCCCCTCATTGCGCTCCAGTACCACGAAGTCAGAATTAACATTGATCTATCGCCACTAGACGAGTGCTTATGGGCTGTTAAACAACTAACTTGCTCATCTGGCACATCGCAGAAAGCTACAACTGCCTACCAGCAGTCGCTAGCGGCTGCCTCGCTCTATGTTGACTACGTTTTCCTTGACACTGAGGAGCGTCGTCGCATGGCCCAGAACCCACACGAGTATCTCATTGAACAGCTCCAGTTCACTGGTGATGAGTCGGTTGGTTCGTCCTCGAACAAAATCAAACTCAACTTCAACCACCCTTGCAAAGAGCTTATCTGGGTTGTTCAGCCTGATGCCAATGTTGACTATTGCTCGTCGTTAGAGTGCAACACTGTTCTCAACAGAGTTCTTGGTGCTCAGCCATTCAACTACACTGATGCGATTGATGCTCTACCAAATGCTCACCATGCGTTCGGTGGTCAAACAGCTCTAACTGGTGGTGCTGGTGCATCGCCAACATTTGCTTTCATTGATGCATCTGGTCTATTCCAGGATGCTGGTGCAGGTGATTTAACCCCCTCTACATGGGATGCTACATACTCATCGCCCAACTTCAGCGTTCCCGAAGACTCGGGTGTCTCTGATGCTGGTACATTCGTTCTTGCTGAAACCGCGCTTGACATGCACTGCTGGGGTGAGAATCCAGTTGTTGCCGCGAAACTACTCCTCAATGGCCAGGACCGCTTCTCGGAGCGTGAAGGTAGCTACTTCGACCTTGTCCAGCCATACCAGCACCACACTCGCTCGCCTGACACTGGTATCAACGTCTACTCTTTCTCGCTTCGCCCAGAAGAGCACCAGCCATCGGGCACATGCAACTTCTCGCGCATTGACAACGCTACCCTACAGCTTGTCCTCTCGAACGCGACCGTCACCGGCACCAACACCGCCAAGGTCCGTGTCTACGCGACTAACTACAATGTCCTCCGTATCATGAGTGGTATGGGTGGACTTGCGTATTCAAATTAAGTGTAATCAATAAAATATATTTAATTATTAGTATATTTTAAATAAAATTCCATTCCTAACAAATTATTAATAAAATTGATTTAAAGAATAAGTTCATATTTATATTATATAATTATGAACTCAACACATCCTTATGGAAAAATAAAATATGAATGTTGGTTACCTGTATATGCTCATAGAACTTGTAAAAAAAATAATATATCATTAATTTGTCATCAACCTAATTATGAAATCTTATTTCGTGAAAAAGATATAGATTTAGAAAATAATGAATGGATTCCCGCAAATCCCCCGTTTCTTCTTAGGAATAAAACAACTAAAGATATGATTCTTCCTACATTTGAATATTATTCTTTAACTGATAATGGTGAAACTATTAAATATGCTCAAACACATATTGCAGTAGCATCTGCTTTTCCAGATGTTCCTCCACTAGAAACAATCGATCATATTGACAATGATCCGTGTAATAATGCGATAACAAATTTAATGTGGTTAGACAGAAGCTGTAATTCACGAAAAGGACAGATTAAATCGGTTGAAAATGCAAAAAAAAATGGTGGAAAAAATGGAAGATTTATTTTAATGAAACAACCACCACAAGATAATAAAAATAATAGAGAAGACTCTATAACTATTGGATTATTTAAAAATATGGATAAATGTGCTCAATTTATTATTGATAAAATAATTCAAAAAGACGAAAAACCACAGTTAAAAACAGTAGCTGCTAAAATTTCTAGAGCTATTAGTATACCGGAATATAAAGCTTATGGATTTTATTTTGATAATTATGAAATTAAAGTAGATAATGAAGAATGGAAATATCATCCGATTTATACGAAATATGCTATTTCTACACATGGAAGATGTAGAAATTGTCATGGAATAATTTCTTATGAAGATAAGTGTCGTAATGGAGCGAAATATACACGTGTTAGTATTGAAAAATGTCGCAAATTTATTCATAGACTAGTTTGGGAAACATTTATTGGTGAAATTCCGGAAGGATTAGATATTATGCACGATGATACAGCTCCTTTATATGAAGATGGTTCATATAGAAATTGGTTAATAGATTTATCTTTAGGAACAAGAAGTGAAAATATGAAGTCATTTCATAATGAAAAAGTAGTAGTAGTTGAAAAAATAACTAATCCTAAACCACAAGAAAAGATTGAAGAAGAAAAAATATATTGCGCAAGAAGTTATCCTAAAAATGAATTAGGTGATTTAATGAAAAATCCTCCTTTGGGTATTCAATACATACAGGCTAAAAATAGAGGGAGTAAATATTTATTAAGTAGAAGATTTTCAATTACTAGTAAAGATATATCAACCCCTGAAAAAAAATCTATAACAGACGAGGAGAAGTTTATTTTAATTTTAGAAATTTATAAGAATAATTGTATTATTGAAAAACAAGACAAAAAATATATGGAACTAGATATAGATTCTTTAAAACAATATATACCTCAAAAAATTGTGTAGTACAAAAAAAATTGCAAGAAATTTTTTTTACATATCATGTAGCATACTAGAAAAATCCGATTATGAGCGAATACGAATACGAAAAATACGCTACAGACCTTCAAGGTCTAAAATATACTCTTGACAAATATGGTGTTGCGATTATCCCTTCTGTATTAGATGAAGATGAATGCAACATTATGCTTTCGGGTATTTGGGACTATTTTGAACATATTAGTAAAAAATGGGAAAATCCGATTCTTCGTGATAAAGAAGAAAGTTGGAAAGAAATTTACCGTCTCTATCCAAATCATAGTATGTTAATACAACACTGGAATATAGGACATTCCCAAGTTTGCTGGGATGTTAGACAAAATCCAAAAGTATTAGAAATATTTTCACATCTTTGGGATTGCAAACAAGAAGACCTTCTTGTTTCATTTGACGCAATGAGTTTTAATGTTCCACCTGAAGTTACTAATCGAGGCTGGAATCGTAATAATTGTTGGCTACATTCTGATCAAAGCTTTACTGATAGCCGTTTTAAATGTGTTCAAAGTTGGGTTACTGCTTTAGATGTAAATCGCGATGATGCAACACTTGCATTTCTTGAAGGGAGCCATTTAATTCATGAACATTTTGGCGAACTTTTTGAAGTTGAAGATAAGACAAATTGGTATAAATTGTGCGATATTGAAAAAGAATTCTATGCGATGAACGGATGCAAATATAAAAAAATTATGTGTCCAAAAGGCAGTATAGTGTTTTGGGATAGCAGAACTATTCATTCAGGTGTTGAACCTAATCGCTCTAGAACAAAGATTAATTTTAGAGCGATTATCTACTTGTGCTATATGCCACGCGAACAAGCAACCGAAAAACAATTAGAAAAACGGAGAAAAGCATTTAGAGAAGTAAGAATGACTAGTCACTGGCCTTGTAATGTTAAACTGTTCCCAAAAAATCCTAGAACTTATGGGGGCGTACTACCCGAAATTACCCAAATTGATCCTCCTCATCTCACTCAACTAGGTAAGCGCTTGGTGGGATATTAATACTATTTGATACAGGCAATAACTTATGTTTAACCATTTCACACCATCTCTCATGCAGTTCAGGACTATCATGTGTTGAAATATTACCATCAAAAGTAATGTTATACAGAGATGTTGGCATTATACTATTTAACCATTGTTCATGATATTCATGGCATTTTTTTAAATATTCTACTGGAATTTCCTCCCCTTTTCTAGCGCGTTTTTTTACCCGACTATCGGCAACATTATAATCTGTATTAATATAGATATAGTTAAACTGTTTGAAATCACTGATAAATTCATCAAACCACATATTATAAATTTGATAGTCTATTTCGCGGATTTTACCATCATCATATAACATTTTTGCAAATACGTTTCTGTCCGTATAGACACACCTTTCTGTAAATATAATATCATATCCCTCTCGAACTGCTCGCCTCAAAGAGGCTAATCTAGATATATAGGCCATCATCTGGAATGAAAATGAATAACTCGCTTGATCCGCATAGAAACATTCAAGAACTGTCTTGCCATCTCGATCTTTAATAGTCTCCCAAATATTAACTGGTTCTTGTAAGAAATGTATACGAATATCATGGATGTTACCACTCTCTTCATCGTACCATTTACAATTTTCAGGGCGCGAAAAATACTCTTTTAATGCAGTAACAAAAGTAGATTTACCGGAACCAATGTTTCCATCAATAGAGTAAATAATAGTCATCTATGTGGTATTAATATACAATATATTTTAAATTTTATATTTTTTCAATTTTATATTTTAATTTTTATCATTTATATCAATAA